TTGGGGCCGTTCGGTGAGGCGCTGGCCAAGGCCGACGAGGGTATATCGCACATCCTGGAGCACGGCAAGAGCGTCAGTAACGTGATGCTCGGCGCCGGCGGGTCACTCGTCGCCGTCGGCGGCCTGTTCTCATCTCTCGGGTCGAAAGAGCAAGCCGCCCACCAACAGCTATCGCAAGCCATCACCAACAGCGGCCACGCCTACAAGGATTACGGCGACCAAATCGACGCCGCGGTCAAACACAATGAGAAGTTCGGCGAATCGTCGGTAGAAACTCAAGGCGCCTTACAGACCCTCACCCAAGCCACCGGCAACCCGACCAAAGCACTGGCGCTACTGTCCACCGCCACCGACCTGGCCGCCGCTAAACATGAGGATCTGGTCACCGCCGCCACCGCCGTGGGCAAGGTCTACAACGGCAACACCAAACTGCTCAAAGAGTTTGGCATCCAAGCCACGTCCACCGCGTCACTGACCAAACAGTCCACCGCGGCCAGCAATCAGGCGCAAGCCGCGGACTCCAACCTGGCCCGCGCGAAACGATCACTGGCCGATATTGAGGCCATCGACGGCACCCGGCACAAACTGACCCTCGGCCAGCAGATCCAACTCCGGAACGCCCAAGAGGCCGTCACCACCGCCACCGGCCGCGCCCGTGACGCCCACACCAAACTGACCGCCGCACAACTGGCCGTTACCAAGGCAACCAGCGGCCACGGCAGCGCCGTGGCGCAACTGTCGGACAAGCTCAAAGGCCAGGCCTCGGCGTCGGCGGACACGTTCAACGGCCACCTCAAAGCCATGTCGACGAAAATCGAAGATCAAGTATCGCTGTTCGGGGAGAAATACGGCCCCGCGATCACCAAGACCGGCGCCGCGATCGCCGGCCTCGGCGCGATCATGAAGACCGGCCAATCGATCATGGGCATATTCTCGGCCGGTCAGAAAACCGCCGCCGCCGCCACCGACGCCATGTCCGCGTCCGAAGACGCCGCCGCCGTGTCCGAAGGCCTGGCGCTGTGGCCCATCCTGCTGATCGTCGCCGCCATCGCGCTACTCGTCGCCGCCGCCTACCTCATCTGGAAAAACTGGAAAACCATCTGGGCGGACATCCAAAAGGCCGTCCAAGTCGTGTGGGACTGGATCAAAAACAACTGGCCGCTGTTGCTGGGCATCCTCGTGGGACCGATCGGCCTGGCCGCGGCGCTGATCTACAAACACTGGGACCAGATCAAAGCCGCCGCGAAAGTGGTTGTCGACTACATCGTCAAAATCTGGAACGACCTCGTGTCATTCTTCACCGGCATCCCCGCCCGGCTATACGCCATCCTCAACGGGTTGTGGACGTTCGTCTCCGACGAGGCCGCCACCGTCTCCGGCTGGGCTAAAGGCGTGTGGAATGACCTCGTCAACTGGGTGACTGGCCTCCCGAGTGCGCTCTTCCGGGCCATGAACGGGTTGTGGACGTTCATCTCCGACCAAGCCCGAACCGTCTACGGCTGGGTGACCGGGACCTGGAATACCCTGCTCAACTGGGTGGCCGGCCTGCCCCGCGCCGTGGCCGGCCGGGTCGGCAACATGTGGCACGGCATCACCGACGCGTTCCGGGCCGCGATCAACGGCCTGATCGACATCTGGAATGCGCTGCACTTCAAAATCGGCGGTTGGCACATCGGGCCGGTCACCGTGCCCACCGTCTCAGTCGGGATGCCCACCATCCCGCACCTGGCCCAAGGCGGCCTGATGACGAGCTCCGGCCTCGTGTTTGCCCACGCCGGTGAGGTGATCACCCCCGCCCCGGCCGCCGCCGCCGCGGCGCAACCGCGCGGCCCGGCCGTCAACATTGAGCACGCCCACTTCGCCAAAGAGCTCGACGTGGAAGCGTTCATGAAGCGCGTGGCCTGGGTCGCCGCTGCGAGGGCCGTCTGATGGGCGCGGTGATCTCTGGGCAGGCCGGCGTCCGGTCCGCGTGGCTCGTCCTGGGCGCCAACACTGTGCCTCTGGAGTCGGTGCCGGGCGGCTGGTTCTGCTCCAGCCTGGACCTGGGCTACCCGGAGGTCCGTGAGGTGATCGGCAACCGGCCCGACACCGACGGCGCGATCGACCGGACCGCGCTGATGGGCGCCCGGGTCGTCACCGCCGCAATCAAGGCCGTGACCGGCGCCGGCGCCCGGATCGATGACGTGGCCGACAACTTCGCCCCGTTCATGGTCCCCGGCGCCCGGCCGGTGCTGCACTACATCCTCGACCGGCCGGGCGCGGCCGAACGCACCCTGACGCTGCGGGCCGTCGGCTACGCCTGGGCCATCGCCGGCGGCCTCGAGCGGGACATCCAGCTGCAGTGGAAGGCGGCCGACCCGATCGTCCGCGACCCGGCCGTGCAGACCGTGATCGCGCTCGCCGGCGCGTCCGGCGGCACCGGCCGCGTCTACCCGCTGGTGTACTCCCGGACCTACCCGGTCGGGTCCGGGTCCTCCTCGACCGCCACCATCACCAGCCCCGGCGATGTGCCGGTCCGTCCGTTGCTCAACATCTACGGCCCGATCACCGCCCCGGTGGTCACGTTCACCCCGACCGTCGGGCCGGTGACGCGAGTGGCGTTCGTGTCCGCGTTCCGGGTCGACGCCGGCAACTACGTCCAGGTCGACACGGTCAACAAAACCGCCTACCTCAACGGGCCCGGCGGCGCTTCCGCGTTGGCCTACCTGGACTGGTTCAACACCGCGTGGCCGGTGCTGCCCACGCTGCCCGCGTCCACCACGATGGGGCTGGCGGGCGGGTCGACGACCGGCGCGACCCAGGTGCAGGCCGTCTACTCCGACGGCTACCTGACATGACCACGACGTGGCCGGCGGGGCGTGGCCCGGAAGTCCTCGACCTCGAGCAGCTCGACCAGCCGACCGTCCGGGCCGCGCCGGGGACCTACCCGGTCCCAGCCGGGCGGGGCCGGTGGCGCCTCACGCTGCACGCCCGCGACTTCACCGGATCCGCCAATCTCAACGCCACCACCATGGCCGCCCTCGGCGACGCCGGGTCGCGGGTCCTGACCCGGGCGTGGGACCAGCCCTCCCAGCTCGATTTCATCATCGACGGGCATTCCGAGGCCGCGTGGCTGATCGCCGAACTCGAGCAGGACGTCGTCGCGTGGCGCTGGGATGACACCGCCGGCGTGGACCGGCCGATGTTCCGCGGCCCGGTCACCCAGACCGCCGACACCCTGACCACCGAAGCGCACTCGGTGGCGGTGACCGCCCATGATTACCTGGCCGTCCTGACCCGGCGGCTGCTCACCGCCGCCGCCAGCTACACCAACCTCGACCAGGACGACCTGGCCGCCGACCTGGTCGCCAAAGCGTCCAACGTCTCCTCCAGCTCGGGGACGTCGCTGGCGCCCGGTTCGGTGCTGCCGCTCACCCTGGCCCTGGTCAACCCCGACGGCACCGCCCGGGCGGGCAAGTCCGGGCAGCTCCGCACCAACGCCTATAACGCGTCGACCGATCTGCTCACCATCCTCGACACCCAGGCCAAGCTGCAGTCCGGGTTCGACTACGACGTGCTGCCCGGCGGGCTGAACACCGCCGCGGACAACCTGCGGGTGTTCTACCCCTACCAAGGCATCCAGCGCAGCGACCTGGCCCTGGTCTACGGCTCGAGCGTCGCCGCGTTGACCCGGACCGTGGACTCATCGACTTACGGCAACTACTGGCGGGTGATCGGCAACAACGGCGCCGGCGGCAACCCCGCGACCGCGCAACTGTTCGCCGAGACCTGGTCCTCGGACGCCAACAATGTGCCCTCCTACCCGGTCGGGCTGTGGATGTCGGCCGACAACGCCCCGTCAGTCACCACCCCCGCCGCGCTGGCCGCGCAGGCCCAGGGAGATCTGGCCCTGCACGGCGCCCTGGTGCCCACCTACATGCTCACGCTCACCCCCGGGGCCTACTACTACGGCAACCCCTACATGGGTGATGTGGTGCCGCTGGTGGTCCGCTCCGGGCGGCTGAACGTGAACACCAACGTCCGGGTGCTGGGCATCACCTACACCATCGGCGACGACGGCCAAGAGGACGTCGCGCTCACCGTCGGGCAGCCCGGCCGCAGCCTGGTCCAACTACTGCAACAGTCCCAACAGGACGTCAACGCCCTAGCTCGGAGATGACCCCGTGACCCGATACACCCCGCTGTGGGAGCAGGCCGGCAGCTACGCCGCCGGCACCGACCGGCACCTGATCTCCGCGATCTGGCCCACCGCGGCGATCGCCGGCTGCGCCGTCACCGCCCCCGGCGGCACGATGACCCTCAACGTCGCGCCCGGCGCGGTCGCGGTGCCCACCCAGAACAACACCGGATCGACTCTGTGCGTCTCCGACGCGGTCGAGAACGTCGTCATCGGCGCCGCCTCGGCGCAGGCCCGGATCGACCTGATCGCCTGCCAGCCCCGCGGCAACGACCTCGACGGCGGGTCGAACAACGACTTCATCTTCACCGTGATCGCCGGCACCCCCGGCGCGTCCCCGACACCGCCGGCCACCCCGGCCGGCGCGGTCGCGCTGGCCCAGGTCGCGGTCGCCGCCAACGCGGTCGCCATCGCCGCGGGCAACCTCACCGACGTGAGACCGTCGGCGCCGCTCGCGCCGCCCGCCTCCGCGCCCCGCGGCACCCTCGCCCAGGCGGTCGCCACCACCAACAGCGCCGGCACCACCACCAACGTCGACTGGGTCACCGCCCCCGCGTTCACCACCGACGGCACCCGCCGGATCCGGGTCAACTACCACGCCCTGGTCAACGCCGGCACCGCCAACGACCTGATCGGCCTACGGCTCATGGAAGGCGCCACCATCCTGCAAGTGGCGCAAGCCAGGGTCCCGGTCGTCGGCGGCCCCGGCCAGACCAGCCTGATGGGCATGTGGGAAGGCGTCCCCGCCGCGGGCAGCCACACCTACAAAACCAACCTCACGATGACCGGCACCGGCCCGACAACCGGCATCGGATCCGCGGCCACCCCCGCGATCCTGCTCATCGAGGACATCGGGATCTGACGCCGTGGCCAACACCGAACCCGAGCCGAAAGTGATGGTCCGCGACCCGGGCGACGCGCACCGGCTGACCCCGCCGGACTGGTTCCTCAGCCTGCCGAAGCTGGGCCGCCGGCTGCGTGACGACGAGCAGCCGGACACCGACCCGGAGAACGGCACCGATGACTGAGGAGGTGATGCCAAATGGTTGAGTACGCACCTGCAGCGATTCAAGGTCTCTTCAACGAGATCCAGGCCGCCATCCCGCAAGCGGTGATGGGCGGAATCCTCGGGGATAGTGCTCACACCTAGGTGGGGCCTACGGGTATCACCGGGGCCGGAACTACGTGGCCGGCAATGACTATTCGGTGCAGCTGGCCGAGGACAAGCAGGGCGACGGCGAGGCGGCCTGCGCGCTGGACCTGTCCTGGTCGGCCGCGTCCTGGCAGTACACCGTCAGCCAGCGGCTACTCGCCGCCAAGCACGACTCTCGGATGCACGCGGCCCGGGAGTTCTACGGCTCCACCGACGGGGCGACCGTGTGCGGCTGGGACTACTACGGCGGGTACGCCGTCACCTCCGACTCGAGCCACCTCTGGCACATTCACCTGTCAATCTTGCGGAAGTACGCGAACGACGCGAGCGCCCTCGACGGCATCGCCCAGGTCATCACCGGCGGCGGCAGCCCGCCACCCAACGGAGGAGGCGACGAGTTGAGCGCAGCAGAGGTCCAGCAGATCAACGCCCACACCGATCAGATGCTGAAGTATCTGTGGGGCGCGCTGTCCGGCACCCCGAACAGTGTCTATGGCGGCGGGGTCGTGTCGACGGACACCAAGGCGCGGCTCGAGCAGCTGCTGAACTACCTGTACCCGGCGGTGACGAAGGCTCCGAACTCGGTCTACTCGGGCGGGGTGACCGCGGCCGACGTCAAGGCCGACACCGAGGCGATCCTGGCCGCGATGGGCATCGAGGCCGACG